GCAGCCGCAACAGACACGTTTGGTACACTTAGCAATACTGTTCATTCAACAGATGAAAGTGCATTAAAAGCATTAGATCCAGCAGGCGGTGGAACAAATATTGTAACAGGTGCTTTGTATTCACAGTATGATGTATCAGAAAATACTACATACACAACAAAGTTTTTTAGTCGTTACACTACAGGAGCAACTCTTGTAACTGGAACAACAACAACTCCAACATTTACCAATTTAGAAACATTTACAATTCAAGCAAGTGCTAAAAATAGTGATACTCTTACTACTGCGGTTACTGCAACATTAGGTGGCACATCTGCAACTGATTTTGTCACTGCATTTACTGCCGCAAACGTAGCAAATACCACTGCAAGAGTACTATCTACAGGTGCAGTTCAAATTGAACACACCCAAGGTGGTGTAATTGTGCTTAAAGACACAAGTGGTACACCAGTTGCAGATGCAGGAATCAGCACATCAGTTACCACAGGTCAAGTTAGAGCAGGTAACGATAGTAATGTAATTTTGAGTAACTGGATTCCATTAGGATTTGGTGCAACTCCAGTGTATACTGCAAGTTCAACTGCACCAAGCATTGATCCAGCAGATGGAACATATTGGTATTACAGTGATACTAACCCAGTAGATATAATGATACAGGATGGTGGAACTTGGAAAGGCTATCAAAATGTTACTAGCGATGCTAGAGGTTATGACCTAAGTACAACTTCACCAGCTGGTCCAATTATCAGTTCAACTGCTCCAACAAAGCAAAGTGATGATAGTGCATTGGTATATGGTGACTTATGGATTTCCACTGCTGATCTTGATAACTGGCCTTTGATTTATAGATGGCAGAGTGTTGATTCAGTTGATCAATGGGTGTTGATTGATAATTCAGATCAAACTGGACAAAATGGTGTACTTTTTGCAGATGCACGTTGGGCTGGAAACGGAACTACAGATCCTATAACAGATGATCTTCCAACAATTGAATCTCTACTAACCAGTAACTATGTAGATCTTGATAAACCAGATCCTACACTTTATCCAACTGGTATGTTGCTATATAACACAAGACGTAGTGGATTTAATGTAAAGAGCTTTCAAGTAGACTATTTTAATTCTTCAGACTTTCCATTTTCTACATATGGAGCATTACCAACTGTAAAAGACGCTTGGGTAACAGCAAGTGGTTTACAATCAAATGGTGCTATGTATGCAGGTAGAAAAGCAGTTAGAAATATTGTAGTACAGGCTCTTAAAGCATCAGTTGATGGTGCACAAGAACTACGTGAAGAGCAAAAAATCTTTAATCTATTATGTTGTCCTAACTACGAAGAATTAGCAAACAATCTAGTAGCACTGAACAATGAGCGTAATAACACTGGATTTATTCTAAGTGATACACCTATGCGTTTACAAGACACAGGAACTGCTATCACTAATTGGGCAACAAATGCCAACGGTGATGGACTTACTACTGCTGATCCATATTTTGGTGTGTTTTATCCAAGTTGTCAAACAACAGACTTATCTGGACAAACAGTTGTTGCACCAGCAACACACATGATACTGAGAACTGTGATACGTTCAGATGATGTTGCATTTCCTTGGTTAGCACCAGCAGGAACAAGACGTGGTACTGTTGACAATGCAAGTCAAATAGGATATGTGAATGCTCAAACAGGAGAATTTGTTCAAACTGCTGTTAGACAAGGTTTAAGAGATACATTATATGAGAATAGTATTAATCCAATCACGTTTATTCCAGGATCAGGTATTCTTAACTATGGAAACAAAACCACATTTACTGGTAGTTCACTTGATAGAATAAACGTTGCTAGATTAGTAGCATTTATCAGAGGTAGACTAGAAACAATTGGTAAGAACTTTGTTTTTGAGCCAAACGATACCACCACAAGAGATGAAATCAAAAATGCAATTGAGAGCTTGATGATTGATTTAGTAGCAAAACGTGGTATATATGACTATTTGGTAGTTTGTGATACTTCAAACAATACACCAGCTAGAATAGACGCCAACGAATTATATGTTGATGTTGCTATCGAGCCAGTTAAAGCAGTTGAATTTATCTTCATACCTGTAAGAATCAAGAACACAGGAGAGATTGCCGCTGGTAACGTAGCAAGTTCAGCTGCGGTAACGTAAGAACAAGAAAAAATACAAAATGGAGCTTCGGCTCCATTTTTTTGTGGTCAAAAATAGATAAATAAATTTATAATAAGGAGAATTATAAAATGGCCGTATCATCGCTAACAAGAATGACAGTTCCTTTGGCATCAGACCAATCAAGTCCAACTCAAGGACTGTTAATGCCAAAACTAAAATACCGCTACCGTGTGGTATTTGAGAACATGGGCGTATCTACACCTAGAACAGAACTTACCAAACAGGTAATGACTTTTACTAGACCAACAATCAACTTTGAAGAAATCGAAGTACCGATCTATAACAGCAGAATCTATCTTGCTGGACGTCAAACATGGGACGCCGTATCAGCAACATTTAGAGATGATGCTGGTGGAAATGTGAGTAGATTGGTTGGTGAGCAAATACAAAAGCAAATGGATACACTAGAACAAGCAAGTGCTAGTTCAGGTATCGACTACAAGTTTATCACACGTTGTGAAGTGCTAGACGGCGGTAACGGAACAAGCACACCAAACGTTCTTGAAACATGGGAACTATATGGTTGCTTCCTAGTAAGTGCTAACTATGGTGACTTAGACTATGCATCAAACGATCCTGTAACAATAGAATGTTCAATACGTTATGACAACGCAGTACAGACACCACTTGGAACAGGAATTGGATCTACAGTAGGAAGAACACTGGGTGACGTTGTAACTGGCTAATTAAGTTAGAGGAGTAACTTATGGGCTTTGGTGACGACTTTCTTAAAGGATTTTTTGGAAACGATTTTGTAAGAGATTATACTCACGCGAGTAAAACCTTTCGTAGTAATAACTCGGCGCTTTCTCCACGTCGAAAGTTTTTATTCCATGTAGTCTTCAACATCAATTCATTTTTAATTCCACAACTCCAGGCAGTGTTTCAAGCACAAGATGTTGCAAATCTTAGTTTACTGGTAAAAGAAGTTAAACTTCCAGCATACAAATTTTCTGTTGAAACTATGAATCAATACAACAGAAAGCGTAAAGTACAAACACAAATTGAATATGATCCAATTACATGCGTTATGCATGACGATACCAGCGATCTTGCAAGAGAACTGTGGTACAACTATTATGCATACTATTATAAAGATGCTAGTCAAAAATATCTCGATGCCGCAGTAACAAACGGTAGTCTTGGACAGAACGCCAGTGGAGTTGATCCAGGTGCCGCATATCCTTATGGGTTCAGAGACATCTATACACAAGACAGAGAAATCAATGACTGGGGATACATTGGTGAAAGCTATATGGATGGTCCTACTGATACTAGAGGCGGCAAGCCAGCATTTTTTAGAGATATCACAATATTTGGATTCAACGACCATCAGTTTGCGGCTTATGTTTTAGTGAATCCAATCATCAGTTCTTTTGAACATGATACCTACAACTACTCCGAAGGTGGCGGCATCATGCAAAATACGTTCACTTTTGAATATGAAACAGTCAAGTATTATCATGGTGCTATCAATGGTAGTTCACCAAATGATGCTATCCCAAGTTTTGGTAATAATGCAAACTACGATACAAGAAAATCACCACTGGCTCGTCCTGGTGCAACTGCTACAATATTTGGACAAGGTGGACTAATTGATGCCGGTGCAGGAATTATTACAGATTTAAGTGCCGGAAATCTTGCAGGTGTTGTTGGAGCAATCCAAAAAGGTGGAACTGCTTATCAAACCTTCAAAGGTAGAGATCTAAATGAAATGTTCAAAACTGAATCAACAAATATTGCTAGAAATGTTATAAAAGAAGATTTACCAGGTGCAGCTAGAGGCAGTGGCTTTTTTCCTAAGCAGGCTAGATTCACTCCACTTAACGAACAAGCCGCAACACTTAAACCTGCTAATACTGGAACAGATCAGAATCCTACTAACCTAAACGGACCAATAACTGTTCCGAACCAAGTTGGTAAAAATCCAAATCAAAGAGGCTAGTATGGCAACAATAAACTATCCAAATCCAGGAACTGATCCAACTGTTAGAGCATTTGATGATTTTTATCAGCGTGAACTTGTAATTGATCAAAATCAATATGATACTGTGTACAGTTTTTTTGCAAGTATTTTTGCAAGTAAAGATCAAGCAGAAAATTTTACACTTAGTGTATTTCAAATCAGTGAAGATAATGGTGAGTCAGTTGAAAATATCTTAAGTCAACTCCGTAATCAAAATACAATACAAATTACTGCCACTCTTGCTTATTATCTAAATAACCAACGCAGTAACACCACATTACTTGGTATAACTTCAATTTCTACTCCAAATCAGTATACTGCACGCAATATCTTAATATAGGTGAACTATGGCTAACAAGTTCCAACAAGGACCTTACGTAGTTCTAAATCCTCAAAAATATGCAGGAAAAGGTGTGCCCAAGTATAGAAGTGGATGGGAACTTGCATTTATGCGTTTTTGCGATAGTAACGATCACATTATATCATGGTCGAGTGAAAGTCTAGTAATTCCTTACGTAAATCCACTTACTGGTAAGAAAACAAGATATATTCCTGACTTTTTAATTCAATACAGAAACAAACATAATAAGGTTGTTACTGAACTAATTGAAATAAAACCAAAAAAACAAAGCGTGCTAGAAAGTAAAGCAAGCAATCGAGATCGTGCAATTGTGGCTATAAATTATGCAAAGTGGGCTGCCGCACAGAAATGGTGTCAGCGTAACGGTTTGATATTTAGAGTGATTACAGAGGATGACATTTTCCGTCAAGGCGGAAAACGAAAATAAGTAAAATGAAGACTTGCGAACTGTGTAACACTAGGTTTAGTTGCGATTCAGATCATAGCTGTTGGTGTATGGTTGAACCATTGGTAACAATTAAAAAAGAATTACATGATTGCATATGTCCTGAATGTTTAAAGGAAGCACATGACCAAGAAACTAGAAGAACTGTTTGATTTGCCGACTGATGAAGGGCTTACAGAAGAAGTAACTCCAGATAATGTACCTGAAGCCGTACCAGAAAACAACGAGATAATGCAAAATACACTCAGTGAGCTTGATAAAGTGCAGGCGGCATTACCACAAGTACGTGGATTAGAAGCCAGTGATAATGAAATGGACGAACTTGCTGAAAAAGCCACCAAAGGTTTTGATGATCTAATGGATCTTGGAATGAATGTTGATAGCAGATGGGCAAGTGATATTTTTGGAGTAGCAAGTACTATGCTCGGACACGCTATTACTGCTAAAACTGCTAAATTAAACAAAAAATTAAAAATGGTGGATTTACAACTTAAAAAAGCAAGCCTTGATCAGAAAGCAATAGCAAACAACGAAGAGATTGCCACAGGAACTGGTGTTGTATTAGATAGGAATGCACTACTAGATAGGTTGTTAAACAAAGACAAAGAAGAGAAATAAGCTCTATTCTGCTAAATACTGCATAGAAGGAAAATAAGATGAAATCATTTGCACAATACCTTGTAGAAACACGTCAAACATTTGATTATAGAATCAAAATACTTGGCGATGTTGATGCAGAACTAATAAATGCTTTGGAAGAAAAACTCCAACAGTTCGACGTTGTAAGTATGACAGAACCAAAGAGTACTCCGATCCAAAAAACCTTACCTGACTTTCCAGAAGCTGAAAATGATAGTGTTACATTTATGGATGTTACTTTTAACTATCCAGCAACACCGCCACAGATTACACAGATGGCTGAACTTCTTGGAATGAATCCAAATCATATCATCATACAATCAAAAGAGTATGCTGATAGTGTAGAAGAAGAGCGTAAAGGTTATGAAGAGCAACCTGATCCAGTGCTTGGCACAGAAGAAGGTGAACAACCATCTGAACAAAGCAAAAAAGCCAGTGAATACTATGCTGCTGATCCTTATAAAAGAGAAGTAGTTGGCAACGAATATTCCAGTGATTTCACAATAGCAGGTGGTAAAACTCCTCCAGCAAAATTCAACACAGATACTCCTAATAGTGTAGATAGCCCTATTATGGGTACTAACAAGATTCCGGTCGTAAAAGCCTCCAATGGTAGTTCGGCTCCGGAGAATCGCAAAGACGGCCCTCCGGGTAAAAACAAAAAATAAAGGAACCTACAATGGACAACATATACGACACACTAGCAAAACTAAACAAGGTAGCAAATGCACCTGAAATAGTCAAAGAGGATAGTAATGCTCTTATGAAAAAAGGTCTAGAGGACCTTATGAAGAAAACAAAACTTAACAAACAGGCTGACTATACACCATTTAGTGACAAACAAAGTCCTGATGGTTTACCAGAGAAGAAAAAAGACGACAAGATGTTTGAAGGACCTAGTGGACAATCCAAACACGAATT